TTTGGTAGAATTTATTATATTTAAAGGCTAAAATTAAAATACATGTGGGAGTTATTTAACAAGATATCATCTAAAGGTATCACACCAAATCAATTCTATATACTACTTGCACTTAAGGAAAAAGTATCACCTAAAGTTTTAGGGTTGTGTGATATAGATATCCTAAGAAATGATGGATATATAAAACAACACATTGATTCTGAAAGCAATGAAGAGTATGCTTCATTAACAAATAAAGGTAAGCATGTCTTGTCTACAGTTATGGTGCATTATAAAAAGATGCAAAAGAAATCTGACACAGAATTATTGGGTGCAGATCATGTAAAGAATGTAAGTAAATACAGAGAAATGTTTCCTGCAAAGAAACTACCAAGTGGTAAACCAGCTAGATGCAATGTAAAAACATTAGCTGAAAACTTTAGGTGGTTCTTTAATACATATGATTATACATGGGAACAAGTATTTAAGGCTACTGACTTTTACATATCTGAATATAGGAAGAATGATTATTTATACATGAAGACAAGTCAATACTTTATTAGTAAACAAGACAAGCATAAAGTCAAACACTCAGATCTTGCAGATTATTGTGATATGATCAAGGATGGTGTACAAAAAGATGATGACTTCTTTCAAGAAAAAGTAGTATGAAAAATAAGACTTGGTTTCCGCAAAATAATTCTTTTAAGGAGGCTCTTAGATATATGAAAGCCCGTATGGAAGGTACTGAAAAGTCTATCTATACACCTTGGCATAAGTTTAATGATGCGGCAACTGATGGATTAGAATGGAATACTCTTACAATAATTGGAGGTCGTCCAGGTTCTGGAAAGACTTTAATTAAAGATCAGATTATACGTGAGTCTTTTGTTCTAAACCCTGAAGAAAAGTTTAGAGTATTAGAGTTTCAGTTTGAAATGGTTGGTAGAACATCAGCCATTAGAGAGTTTAGTGCTATTACTGGCAAGACATATAAAGAATTATGTAGTGCAGGTAGTTCATTAAGAGTGGATACACTTAACAAATGTCATAGCTATGCCAAACAGAAAGTGCAGTATCCAATAGATATAGTAAGTACGCCCATGACAGTCAATCAAATGCGTGAGCAGGTTGATATGTATATGGAAGCTAACAAGGGATGTAAGACTATAATTACATTAGATCATACAATCTTAGTAAAGAAAGCACCATATCAAAATAGTAGACAAGATATGCTATTTGAATTAGGTGAGTTCTTCACACAGACTAAAAGAGATTACCCTTGTTTGTTTATAGCATTATCACAATTAAATAGAAACATTGATAATCCAGACCGTGCTGTTAACGGTAAGTATGGAAACTATATTCTTGAATCAGATATATTTGGTTCTGATGCCATGTTACAACATGCTGATATGGTAGTTGGTATTAATAGACCAGCTAAACAAAAGATCAGATACTATGGTCCAGACAGATTTATTATAGATGATGATAGAACATTAGTATTTCATTTCTTAAAAGCACGTAATGGAGATGCAAGAATGAGTTTCTTTAAAGCAGAATTTGAACAAATGAAAGTATCAGAAATGCAAACACCAGAAAAACACAGATCATGATTAGTAGTAAAAAAAGCGTCACACCTGCTGAAAGAAAAGAGCGTGTGCAAAAACTTAGACAAGAGCATCAACCATACTTTAATAAAGTTGGTATATCAGATGCATTATTTATACCTAAGATGGCATATAGACCACAAGGTAAAGATGAATTATATATTAGTTTCTTTCCCAGTGAATTGGAAAATGAATGTGATATCTACACAGAGTTCGTATCAATAGACTATATGTCTGAAGATCCTAAAAGAACTTTATACTTAGCACCACATAATCCTTTTTGGAAAGATGAGTATGAGATTATAACATCTAACTCAGGACATGCTAGACATTTTATTCCTGTAAGTGAACTAAAAGTTATCAACACTGCAAGCAGTAGGATGAATAGAAAGCCTATAGAAAAGATTAATGAAGTTCAAGACTTTGTAGTTAGCCCTAATAATGATAAAATGGATAAGCTTATAAATGTTCTTGAAGATATACATTATACATTAGAAGGTATCAAAAGAAAAATGAGTAGATAATGGAACTTGAAAATGAAGAAATAAATATTTTGGTTGGTCTATTATCTCGCCAAGTAAAGCTAGAATTAGAAAAGGATAATCCTAATTATAATTTGATAGCTTATTATAATAACATCCAACTTAAGTTGGGATTAATGAAAAAATTTAAATATGCATAAATGGCACAAGGAATTTTAATTGTTGCAGATTCAGGATCTGGTAAGTCTACTTCTATTAGAAATCTTAATCATGAAGAGACATTTATAATTAATATAGCAAACAAAGCTTTACCATTCAAAGGTTGGAAAAAAAAGTATCAAGTTATCAATAAGGAAAATCCTAAAGGTAACATGACTAATACAAGCTCAGCCTCTGGTATTATTAAAGCATTAAATCATGTGGATAAAAATATGCCACACATAAAGACAGTAGTTATTGATGACTGGCAGTACATGGCAGCCTTTGAATACTTTGACAGAAGTAAAGAAAAAGGGTATGATAAGTTTACTGATATTGCTACTAACATAGCTACTGTTGCAAAGAAACCTAAAGAACTTAGGGATGATTTGCAAGTGTATTTTCTAACACATGCTGAAGAAGTTGACGTTAATGGTGTCAAAAAACTTAAGGCAAAAACTGTTGGAAAAATGATAGATAATTCTTTAACTTTAGAAGGATTGTTTACAATTGTTCTCTTTGGAAAGATTATTACTGACGAAGATGACAATATAAAATATGTATTTCAAACAAGCAGCACTGGCTTTGATACGTGCAAATCTCCAATGGACATGTTTAAGGAGATATATATACCAAACGATCTACAAGTTGTGAGAGACAGCATTGTAGAATATGAAAATGATTAATTAAAAATTTAAAAGAAAAGATTATGTTGAACACAAGAAACATGAAAACTGGTGGTGGTAAAGTTGGTCCTGTTATTTCTTCAGGTAACCAAGTATTTAAAATCAATGATGTAACATTTGATCAGACTCCTTATGATAAGGATGCATATGATATCAAATTGCATGTTGAGTCTGAACCTATTGGGGGTGACTTCCAGGGTTTTTATATAGACGCTAATGACAAAAGTGGGCCTCGCTATGAAGGACGTGTAGGTAGAATAAGATTCTCACCTTATGCATATAAAGATACAACATTGCCTTCTGGTATAGAAATATCTAGAGATAATGAAGTAATGAAAGCTATGGTATTCTTAGCAGAAACACTTGGTGTTCGTGATCAGCTTGATATGATTGAAGCTGAAGATGTATTTGAATTTATGAAAGGTTGTAGAAAAATCTTTAGTAATTCTAAAACATATATAAACGCATGCGTTGGTGGTAGAGAATGGGAAAACAAAGATGGATATGTTAATCTTGATTTGTATTTACCAAGATTATCAAAAGATGGAGTTCCTTTAGAAAGTCTAGATGCTGAAACAAGCAGACTTCTACAGTTTAATTCTGATTCTCATATAAGAAGATTGAAGAAGAAAACAACAGCTCCACAAGAGAGTACAAGTATGGCAGATGATTTTGACATATTTTAATTTTAGTGAATTGGTCAGGGATTAATTTCCCTGGCTTTTTTTATTATGTTATCTACTAAAAATATAATCTTTTCTGTTAATGATGTTCCATCCTTTTGGGCATTCCAATACTATCTTAATACAGAGCCGTTGACTGGTCAAGATGTTAAGATTAAATCAATATGGAATCTTGGTGACAGTGTGCCTAGCATGTGTATATATGTCAACAAACAAAAGAGAGAATATTATTTTAAAGATTTTTCTACAGGGAAGTACGGAAATAAAATCAATCTTGTACAAGAGTTATTTAAAATGAATTTTTCAGATGCTGTAACAAAACTTATTGCAGACTATAATAAGTTTATTAAATCAGGCGGATCTATTATTAATAATGTAAAGCCTGCAGCTAAATGGGAAATAAGTTACATTCATAAAAGAGACTGGACTAAATCAGATGCGCAATACTGGATGCAATATAGAATAGGTAAGAAGACTCTTACATATTTTAATGTATTCCCTATTGAGTATTATGATATGTCTAAGAATGATAACGGTACAATAAGTAGTTTAAAGATTGAAGGAGAAGCCATCTACGGGTATTATAATAAAGCTGATGAGTGTTTTAAAATATATCAGCCTCATAAATCAAGACATAAGTTTCATAAGATTAGTAATTATATCCAGGGTCTGGATCAATTAAATTATGATCAGAGACTTCTTGTTATATGTTCATCACTAAAAGATGCTATGTGTCTTAGAGCTCTAAACTTTAGTCTTGAGGTATTAGCACCTGACAGTGAGAATACAATGATCAAACCTCATGTGATCTTAAACTTACAAAGTAAGTATGAATATATTATTACTCTATTTGATAATGATAAAGCTGGTCTAAAAGCAATGAAGAAATATAAAGATGCTTATAGTATAGATGGTGTAACACTACCTCTATCTAAAGATCTTTCTGATTCTGTAAGAGAACACGGATATGACAAAGTTCGTAAAACTCTTGGACCGTTAATAAAAAAATGTATTAATGTCTAATAATAAAATAGATGAGTTCTATAAAAACTATACACACTTTAGTTACTCATCAATCAACAAGCTGTTGTTTTCACCTAAACTCTTCTACAAAGATTACATTGAAGGTGATAGAGAGATCTCAACAGAGAAACATTTAATAGAAGGTAAGTTGATACACTGCCTTCTATTTGAGCCTGAAAATCTTAAAGATAAGTTTAATGTTGTTCCTGGTAAAACGCCAAGTGATAATGTTAGAAGAGTTCTTAAAGATATGGCGCAACATACTGATGTAAGAGATCTAGATAAAGTTAAAGACTTAGTAGTATTAGATTCTCTTAAACGTATGAACTTATATCAATCACTTAAAGCTGATGATGCAAGGATAGCAAAGATTAAAAAGAAAGACCATAAATCTTACTGGGAATTCTTATGCAATCCTGTTGTTGATGTAGTTGATTATGACACTCTTGAAAGATGTACAAATAGAGTAGATATAATAAAGTCTAATGATAATGTAATGGAGCTTCTTAATAGGAATGAAACGGACTTTGAACTTGATCCTATCAAAACATTTTCAGAAGAGTACATTGAATGTAGCTTAAATAAATATAAATTTGGTTTAAAAGGGTTTATTGATCATTATGTTATTAATGATGAAGATAAAACTATAACAATCATTGACTTAAAGACTACAAATAAAACATTAAGTGACTTTGCAGAGACAGTAGATTACTATCGTTACTGGTTACAAGCAATCATATACTGTAAGTTAGTATTTGAAAAACACAAAGAACAGTGTAATGATTATCAGATTTTGTTTAAATTTATAGTAATAGATAAGTATGATCAGGTGTATCCTTTTTCTGTAACAGATGATACTATGAATAAATGGGGAGACGCTTTAGCAAAAGTTCTAGATACTGTAGATTATCATTATAAGAATAAAAACTACACCTTGCCATATGACTTCTTGGTTAATGATGTAGCTATATAATGAATTCAGTGTTTGCAAATTATTTCCAAAAGAGTAAAGTTTTTTTATATCCTCTTATTGATATGAAAAAAAATTATAGGTATACACCTATTGAAACTTATGTCCGCTGGCAAAATGTTTACAAACTATCTGATAAGAAACTTATTTGTGAGTATAAAGTTAGACCATCTAAAAGGTTTCAAACATTTGAAAAAAAGTATATAGCAACAAATCCATATCTTGAAAACATCATATATTTAACAGAGAAACAAATGGTTTGTATATATGATATGAGTAAGTTTGAAGATGAGTTTATATATTTTATTAAAGGTGAGTATTCTAAATATAAAGATATATACAAAGAAAAGGTATTAGAATTTTATGAAGAAAAAGGAAAGAAAAATAAATATGTTGATTCATACTTATTTCCTGAAGAATATCATGAGATGTATGCTGATGAACTTGATGTAGATTTATCAATTGTACAAGATACATTTGAATTGTGTAATAAACCTGATTTAGAAAAAGAAACTTTTAATGGTGTAAAACCGAATAATATTTTATATATTTAAAAGAAAAAATTATGAGTGTAGGAAAAAACATGATGCTTGTTAATTCATCATTTAGAGGTATGAAGTCTTATTCGCTTATACCAGTTTCTCTAGACTGTCCATATGTTGAAACAATGTATGATCCTAGTTCAGGAATGATGGCAGTAATTACAAAACAAAAGAAGGAATCATTTCACATGGTTCCTAAGTTAGATGAGGAAGGTCAACCAATGAGGTTGAAAAGACCAAATCCACAAACAGGTAAAACTGTAAAAGAAGTGAGAGTAAAGGTTGATACATTCTCAGAATTCTATATAACAGACAAAGAAGATTTAGATAACTTCATTACATTATTTGCAATCAACTCTTTAGACTTTGATTACAAAGCATTTCATGTAGACGTTGACAAAGTTAAAAAGCAGTCTATTATAACTCCTGCTTGATTCCGTTTTTAGTTTATTCTAAGGGATGATTAATTTCATCCCTTTTTTTTATCCATAAGTATATGAATCATTATGTTATGGATTATGAAACATTAGTGAATTGTTTTTGTGGTGTATTCATTCACTATAAGTCAAATGAGACTCATAAGTTTGTAATACATGAAAGCAAAGATGATTTTGAAGATTTCATAGTCTTTCTTAAAAAGAATATCAAACATAAAGAATGGCACATATCTTACAATGGTTTAGCATTTGATGCTCAGATAACTGAGTACATTCTAAAGAATGAAAATAAATTTAGAAAATGCAAACCTTTTGAAAAAGCCAATCTAATATATAAATATGCACAGTCTTGTATAAACAAGAGTAATACCGGTTCATGGCAGGACTATCCAGAATGGAGAATGAGCATTGGTCAAATAGATTTATTTAAAATGAATCATTGGGACAATCCAGCTAAGAGATCAAGTCTTAAGTGGATACAGTTTAGTATGGACTGGGATAATCTTTTAGATATGCCCATTGAGCATTATGTGCATATAACAGAAGAACAGGTTGACACTGTTGTTGATTACTGCGTTAATGATGTAGAATCAACCAAGGAGATTTTTAACAGATGTAAATCTCAAATCAAACTACGTAAAAATCTAACTAAAGAGTTTGATGTTAATTTGTTTAGTGCATCAGAGCCAAGGATTGGTAAAGAAGTATTCTCTTATTATATGAGTAAAAGGCTTAATATCCATCCTAAGCAGCTAAAGGGTATGCGTACTAAAAGATCTAGTATTGAACTAAATGATTTGATTCTACCCTATATAGAATTTAAATCTGATGTATTTAAGTCTTTATTAGAAACATTCAAACGGCTAGAGCTTGATCCTGATAATTTAAAAGGTTCTTTCAAACATCGTGTATTATATAAGAATGTTACTACTGACTTTGGTTTAGGTGGTGTACATGGAGTAAATGCATCTGGTATATATGAATCTGATGAAGAATATGTAATTATGTCTTCTGATGTTACAAGTTTCTATCCTAATCTTGTTATAAGAAATGGATGGTCTCCTGGGCATTTTCCAGCTCAAGATTTTTGTGAGCAGTATGAATGGTTCTTTGATGAGCGTGTGAAGATACCTAAGAGTAATCCAATGAACTATGTTTATAAAATTATTCTTAACTCTATCTTTGGGCTCAGTAATGAACCTAATAGTTTCTTTTATGATCCTGAGCTATGTATGCGTATCACAGTAAACGGACAGCTTAGTCTAATCATGTTATATGAGATGATTATGGAAGAGATTCCTAATGCAACGGGTATAATGCAAAATACAGATGGTGTAGAAATCAAAATACCTAGAAAGTATATTGATAAATATCTTGAGATCTGTAAATCCTGGGAAGATTTAACAAAGTTAAAACTTGAACACGATCAATATCAAAAGATTGTATTAGCTGATGTTAATAATTATATAGCAGTGCATGAGTTTAAAAAAGTTAGCATAGATAAATGGAGAGATATCAGAGACTCTAGTCCACA